AAATGAATTTTACAGACAATTCCCAAGAACTACAGAACATGCCTTTAGGGATGAATCTAAAAATAGTATCTTCAACCTTGTTAAAATATACGAACAAATAGATTATAACGAAGGAATAGGTAGTACGGCAAACGTTAACACTGGTAATTTTCAATGGGTGAATGGCGTGAAAGATACACAAGTGATTTTCTACCCAGATCCAAAAGGTAGATTTAAAGTTAGTTGGTTTCCACCAAGTCACATGCAGAATAAAATCATAATGAAGAACAATGTAAGATACCCTGCGAACGAACACATGGGAGCTTTTGGTTGTGACAGTTATGATATATCAGGAACAGTGGATGGTAAAGGATCGAATGGAGCTTTACACGGATTAACCAAGTTTTCAATGGAAGATTGCCCACCTAACCATATGTTTTTAGAATATGTAGCTAGACCACAAACAGCTGAGATATTTTTTGAAGATGTGTTAATGGCCTTAGTGTTTTATGGAATGCCTATGTTAGCGGAAAATAATAAACCTAGGTTATTGTATCATTTAAGAAGAAGAGGTTATAGAGGTTATTCTATGAATAGACCAGATAAAGTTTGGAACAAGTTGTCTGTAACAGAAAAAGAAATAGGTGGAATACCTAATTCAAGTGAAGATATAAAGCAAGCTCACGCAGCTGCTATTGAGATGTACATACAGAGTCACGTTGGTCATTTAGGTGATGGAAATTATGGAAACATATATTTTAACGAAACTTTAAATGATTGGAGTAGATTCGATATAACGAAAAGAACTAAATTCGACGCATCTATTAGTTCTGGATTAGCTATTATGGCTTGTAATAGAAATTTATACAGACCTAATGCTAAAATTGAGAAGCAAAAACTAAACATAAATATTGCGAAGTATACTAATACTGGAAACGCATCAAAAATAATAAAGTAAAATATGGCAGAGTCTGTTATAAATAATTATTTTCCTAGTCAAGTTGTAAGTGACGCTGAAAAAATAAGCTATGATTATGGTTTAAAAATAGCTAAAGCTATTGAATCAGAATGGTTTCACAAAGATAGTGGCCACAATAGATATTCAACTAATCAAAACAATTTCCACAATTTAAGATTGTACGCTCGTGGAGAACAATCAATACAAAAATATAAGGATGAGTTATCTATAAACGGTGACTTGTCCTATCTTAATTTAGATTGGAAACCAGTTCCAATTATATCTAAGTTTGTAGACATTGTTGTAAATGGTATCGCGGAGAGAATGTATGATATTAAAGCTTATTCACAAGATCCTTATGGAGTAAGTAAACGAACCGAATACATGGAATCTATTGTTAGAGACATGAAAATGAAAAGTGTTGACGCATATGTGAGGGAAAACTTTAATCTTGACTTGTCAGAAAACGATCCAGAAACACTACCGGCCAACGAAGAAGAACTAGCACTGCACATGCAATTATCTTACAAGCAGTCCGTAGAGATAGCAGAAGAACAAGCGTTAAAAGTTTTAATGGAGGGGAATAACTATGAATTAATAAAGAAAAGATTTTATTACGATTTAACTGTTTTAGGTATTGGAGCTGTAAAAACAAACTTTAACACATCAGAAGGTGTAACTATAGATTATGTTGATCCAGCTGATTTAGTGTACTCTTATACTGAGTCACCATACTTTGACGACATATATTATGTAGGAGAGGTTAAAACGATTCCAATAAACGAGCTAGCAAAACAATTCCCACATTTAACCCACGAGGATCTAGAAGAAATAACGCAAGATAAATCCACGTACACCAATAAACACAGTACATCTAGAGAAATAGATAACAACTCAGTTCAAATATTATACTTTAACTATAAAAGTTATATGAACGAGGTTTACAAGATGAAAGAAACTGGATCTGGAGCTGACAAAGCGATAGAAAAAGACGACACGTTTAATCCTCCGCAAGAAAAAGAAGGTGGGTACGAAAGACTATATAGATCTATAGAATGTCTTTACGAAGGCGCTATGGTTCTTGGTACAAACAAATTGCTAAAATGGGAAATGTCAAAAAACATGATGCGTCCTAAGAGTGATTTTACTAAAGTTAAAATGAATTACTCTATTGTAGCGCCAAGAATATACAAGGGTAGAATTGATTCATTAGTAAAACGCATTACAGGGTTCGCAGACATGATCCAACTTACACATTTGAAGTTACAACAAGTTATGTCACGTATGGTTCCTGATGGAGTTTATTTAGACGCAGATGGTCTCGCTGAAATAGATTTAGGTAATGGAACAAATTATAATCCACAAGAAGCTTTAAACATGTTCTTCCAGACTGGGTCTGTTATCGGGAGGAGTTTTACTTCAGAGGGCGATATGAATCCTGGTAAAGTGCCTATCCAAGAAATACAATCTGGATCCGGAGGACAAAAGATGCAAAGCTTAATAGGTACGTATAATTATTATTTACAAATGATAAGAGACGTAACCGGATTAAACGAAGCTAGAGACGGTACGACACCTGATAAAAACGCGTTAGTTGGCGTACAAAAAATGGCTGCGGCAAACTCAAACACAGCTACTAGACACATATTACAGTCTGGATTATTTTTAACAGCGCAGACAGCAGAGTGTTTATCTTTAAGGATATCTGATATTATAGAATACTCACCAACAAAAGATGCTTTTATACAAGCTATTGGAGCGCACAATGTAGCTACGTTACAAGAGATGTCAGAATTACATCTATATGATTTCGGTATATTTATTGAATTATCACCAGACGAAGAAGAAAAAGCTTTATTAGAAAACAATATACAAGTAGCGTTATCTCAACAAAACATAGAACTAGAAGATGCTATTGATGTTAGAGAAATAAAAAATCTAAAACTAGCTAATTCACTATTGAAAATTAGAAGAAAACAAAAAATAGATAGAGACCAGAAGATACAACAACAAAACATCCAAGCGCAATCTGAGGCTAATATTCAAGCACAACAAGCAGCTGCTCAGATGGAGGTGCAAAAAAACGAAGCTTTAACACAGTCTAAAGCTCAACTTGCTCAAGTTGAATCTCAATTAGATTTACAAAAACTACAAGCAGAGGGAGAGTTAAAAAAAATGCTTATGGAGCAAGAGTTCCAATACAATATGCAGCTTAAACAAATGGAAGTAGAGGGTGTAAAAGGTAGAGAAAAAGAAAAAGAAGATCGTAAGGATAAAAGAACAAAAATACAAGCAACACAACAGTCAGAAATGATTGACCAAAGAAATAATCAAAAACCACCTAAAAACTTTGAATCATCAGGTAATGATATAATAGGTGGCGGATTCAATTTAGGGGCATTTGAACCCCAATAAACAAAGTACTAATTATTATTATATTATATTATGGCAAAAAAGAAAAAAGAAACAACTGAAGAAGTTGTAGAAAAAGTAGACAACGTAACTAAAGTCAATCTAAAGAAAACTGAAGACGATAATGTTACAAAAGTAGATTTAAGTAAACCACCAACACCAAAAGAAAATGAACAAATTAAAGAAGACGTTACTGACGACGGAGGAGTGGTTGAACTCGCTGAAACTACCGACTCCACACAAGAACAAGAAGAAGTACAGCCGGAAGCTGAAACACAAGAAACTCCAGCTGTAGAAGAAATAACAGAAGAAGTAGAGGAGCTTGTAGAACAAGTTGAAGAAGCGGTTGCTGAAGCTGAAAATACTGGAAAAGAACTTCCTGAGAATATCCAAAAGTTAATGCAATTTATGGAGGAAACAGGAGGTGATCTAGAAGATTATGTTAAGTTAAATCAAGATTATTCCGAACTAGACAACAACGCTTTACTAAAAGAATACTACAAACAAACAAAACCTCATTTAGATTCAGAAGAAATAGATTTTCTAATGGAAGATAATTTTTCATTTGATGAAGACGTGGATGAGGATAGAGACGTACGAAGAAAGAAATTAGCTTTGAAGGAGCAAGTTGCTCAAGCAAAGCAACACCTGGACGGTGCAAAGTCCAAATATTATGAAGATATCAAATATGGTTCTAAGCTCACTGGTGAGCAACAGAAAGCAGTTGATTTCTTCAATAGATACAACAAGGAATCAAAAGAGCAGCAAGAAGTAGCAGAAAAGCAACACAAGACGTTTTTAAATAAAACTGACAAACTTTTCAACAAGGAATTCAAAGGTTTTGAATACAACATCGGAGAGAAAAGATTTAGGTTTAACGTTAAAGACTCTGACACCGTAAAGAGTACCCAAAGCGACATTAACAATTTTGTCAAAAAGTTTTTGAACAAAAA